CACCACCTATCGCAGCCGCACCCCCAGCAGCAGAGGCAGGCGAGTTGGCCGCCGCCCGCGAAATCCTGAAGTGCTACCAAGACGCCGAGCCCGATCAGATTTTCACGGTGCCCGTGCCAGAGCCCCATTCATTCGCTGCGCAAATGGAAGCGGAGATTCGACGTTACTGCCGGCACTTTAAGGAGCAGGCCGAACGGGCAGGGATCCGCGGCGATCAGGCGGTCAAGGCCGCGATCGCGATGCGGCCTGCGCTGGAGCGTGACCCGCGAAATGGCGGTTATACGGCCAAACTCTTTCCGGGCGAGCCCGATCAGATTTTGCGATACGGTCAAACGCCGACCGAGGCCGTGCTCGAAATCACAATCGCCATGGGCAAGCAGCAAACATTAACCGACCGACAACTCGAAGTGCTGAGGGAAATCCGCTAGCCATGAGTCGATCGCTACTCAAATATCGGGGCCCTAAAAACGGCCAAGCCTACGTTCGAACCGTGCGGTTGAACGGAGGGCGCGAGGTTTATCTCGGCAAATACAACAGCCCGGAGAGCCATCGCGAATACGCCGCGATTCTCGATCGGCTTGTCAACGAGGCCGTCAAGCCGAAGGTGTTGCCGCCGGCCCCCGGCACGTCGATCTCGATCGTCGAGGCGATCGCGGCATTCCTGGCCGACAGCGAGGCCCGATATACGAACGCGACCGGCTTGCGGCGAGAGTTTCAAAACGTCGTCCAATCGCTGCGCCCGCTCGAGGAATTGTATGGCGACCTGCCGATCAACGATTTTCACCCGGTCGACCTGATGGCCTTGCAGCGCGATCTCGTTGAAGAAGGTTACGCCCGGCGGGTTATCAATAAGCGGGTGACGATCATCAAGCGGTTTTTCGGGTGGTGCAGCCTGAACAACAAGGCGACAGGGGCGAGGCCGACCCTGTATGCCGAAATGGCCCCGGTCAAAGGTTTGCGGCGGGGCGAGTATGGCGTGCTCGATCATCCCAAGATCTTGCCCGTGCCCCTGGCCGTCGTCGAGCAGACGCTCCCATTTTTGAGCCCGATGGTAGCGACGATGGTCCGCGTGCAGTTAGTATGCGGCATGCGCCCCGACGAGGTTTGCCGGATGCGTCCGAGCGAGATCCGGGCGGCCGGCGGCCGGTTCATCTACCAGCCCGAAGATCATAAGAACGCTTGGCGGGGTGCCACCCGGCTCGTATCGATCCCGAAGTTCGCGATCGACATGCTCAGGCCGTACTGCTCGCAGCACGATTTCAGCGCGTTTTGTTTCCGACCGGCCGAGGCCGAGCGGCGCCGGCACTTGGCGCGCCGGCCCGCCGGAGCGGCAGCCGCGGAACTGCCTCCGGATCAACAGGCGGTTTCTACCCCCGCACCGAGCACAAACGCCGGAGAAACACGGGAGGAAACGCCCCCGGATCAGAGTGAGCGATTTGGCCCCTGTTACACGGCCGGAGCCTACTGGCGGGCGATCCAGTACGCGATCGCCAAAGCGGGGCGGGCCGGCGTCACCATCGAGCCCTGGCACCCCAATCGGCTGCGGCACACGGCCGCCACGATCGTTGGCAAGGCATTGGGGCAGGAAGCCGCCCAGAAGCTCCTGGGGCACGAGAACATGGCCACGACCGACGTTTATCGCGAGATCGACCAGGCGGAGCTGCTGGACGTCGCCCAGGCCTTAGACGGGCAATGGTCGGCCATCTTCGAATCGCACCCGGGCATCATCGGCCAGGAGCCGGCCGGCGAATAAAAAACGCCCGGTGGTGGACACCGAGCGTTCTCGCCGTGAAGGCTTCCTAACTCCAGATGCAGATTAGCGACGAGAGCGCAGGCGGTCTAGCAGTCCGCGCATAGAAACGGCCCGGGAGGCGGATCCCAGGCCGTTCCTACATCAAAGCCGAACCGGAGAATCCCTAATGTGCCATTCCGGGCGCGCGCTGTCAAACCAGCGGGCGATTGTGGCCGCTATAGTCGATGGCCACGACGTAAAAGCAGGCATCCGTCGGCCAATCGCGATAGACCAAGACGGCCTCGCCCGGCTCGAGTTTTTCCATCACCCAGGTTTTGGCGAGCAATTGCCGATCGCCTTCGAGGGTCCGTCCGCCGTCGGCCAGGGTGACCCAGGCATGGCTATCGGTTACCCAGTCGACCGTGCCCAGCAATGTTTCCCGAGAACGCAGGACCGTGCCCAGCGTGTCCCAGGTTCGAACCGGCTCGCGTTTCGGGGCCCGGGGCAAGGTGAAACCGAAGATGGCCAGCAGCGGCATCGCCAGGATGCTCTTGAGCAGCGAGCGGCGGGGGACTTCGGCTTCCAACATGGCTTAGCCCTCACCAAAAAAGGCGGCCCAAGGGCATGACTCCTCGGGCCGCCCCACCATTCCCGACTCCCTCCACAGGAGTTTCCACAAGGTGACCTCAACAGCGGCAGCCTAACAGGGCCGGCGCAACCGTGACAAGATGACAAGGGCGCCTTGTCATTGGCACGGCATTGCCTGATTTGTCCAGCCTGTTTGACAAAACCGCCCGACGCCGCGTGCAATGGCGCGGTCCGCGGACCATCGCGGACCAGCTTGTAACCAGGGGTGTCACAGTGTGACACAGCCGCTCACCCATCGGGCGCAGCCGATTTATAGCCCTATAGGCTAAAGGCCTATATTCCGGTTTAACATTACTGGGAATCAAGACTTGCCATCAGGATTGCCAAAACCGATCAACTTTATGCACAATCCTATGCACGGCGCAATTCACCCCTTAAAGCGAGCCCGATCATGCTCTATTTCCTGGCAGCCCTGGCGATTGCTTTTGCCCCCTCATCCCCCGCGCCGGCCCCGATCCTAAAGGGTGCCACCCTGGCCAACGTGAAGATTCACGACGGCGATACGTTCGTGGCGGACATCGTGCTTGGGTTCGATATCGTCCTGGCTCAGCAGACCGTGCGGATCTTCGCTTTCGACGCCTGGGAAGTGTCCCGCCAACGGCAGACCGTGACAATCACCGACGGCGAGCTCGCCAAAGGGCAGCTTGCCAAAGCGGCCCTTGAAAAGCTATTCGCCTCGGGCGTGGTGACCGTGGTCGAATCCGGTAAGCGCGACCCCTACGGCCGTCGATCGCTTTGGGTGTTTGTCGATGGAAAGGAAGTTGGCGCCCTGATGCGGGCAGACGGTTGGGAGCGGCACGATCCATGATTATGAACCTATGAGTGATCGACTCATAAAGTCATTTTGCCGGGTTCGGGCAGGCCGCGCCAGGCGAGGTATTAAAGGGATCGTTCGGGAACTGGCTCCCCTTGCTGGCCGTGAATAGGATTTCCCGTTCGGTTTCAATGACGGCCAGATCGTAGAGCGAGCCCAGCGGATCCAACAGGTCGAGCTTCCAGACCAAACCGCTCGAGGGGGCCATGAGCGCGGCCTTGGCCAGAAGCCCGGCCTTCTGCACCGCCGACAGGCGATCGTAGCGGATCCGCATATCGCCAAGGTATTTCGCCCGGTGTTGGCGACAATGCTCGGGCCCGCCGTAATTCATGGCATCTTGCAAGGCGGTGCAGCTCGTGCAGGGTTGGCCGGTTTTCGGATCCGGCACCGCCTCGGCGGCCACGATGTTTCGAATGCCAAAGGCGGCCAGATATTCCTTCAATCGATCGCCGGGCCCCGGGATTGCATCGCACGAGCCGTCGCACTGGCGGGAGTATTCGGGCATCCGCGAGAAGCGGGTTTTCAGGCCGCAAGCCGCCCGATGGTAATACAAACCGTCTTTGCCGCGAAGCGTCGCGAATTGGCAATGCGTTGGTCTAGGCATAGTAGGCGGTCAGATTAATGTACTGCGGAAAATCACAGGTCGGCACGACCCAGGGATCGTAAGGGTAAACGTCGTTGAAGATCTTCGTGCGCTGAATTTTCATTTCGAAGATGCCGCTGGAATTCGCGCAACGAGTGCCTTCCGCATCGTAAATGTAAGACAGTGGGGCGGTACTTCGATACAGCACATAATGCCGCATATTGTTGGCTTTGATGTACAAGATCGCCCACCAAAACATCGTGTCAGCCGGTTCGACTACCGAAAAAGTCTCGGGATACCAGTTGCGCGATCGCCAGGCGGCGAGATAGATATCCCCGCCATGGATCCGGCAGTCCTGAATCGTGTCCACGACGTGGTAATACTGGTCATAGTGGATATCCGGGAAATTGCAGAGATTGTAGGTGTGCGTTTGCCATTCGCAGCCCCCCGCAACGTCCGTCAATTCCCATGATTTATTGAAAACCTTGCAGCACTTATCCGCGACGTTGATGATCGAATCTTCTTGTACGCAAACTCCCGGACGCGACCCCGCCCCATCGGTGTTGTCATAGGTGCATGGATCACCGTCGACTTTTCCGCCGGGGTCGAGCGGCAGACTGCCATCGCTATAGCACACGCCGCCGCAAATAAACCGAAACGTCCCACCAGGCTCCGTATTGCCAAAGACGAGAGTTTCGCACTTCAATGAGCGAAGCACAGGAAAATCTGGATCACCGCAAACCAGTAAGCAATCATATTCTTGCGGCGTGCAATGGCACTCCAGCGCTTGCGATAGTAGATCCTTCGTTTCAGCAACATCCAGGACGACAACATTCACGGCCGTCGCGATGATCTCCTCAGTTTCCGGCATGAAAATGTTATTGCCGAACAACCCTGGGTAGGCATCACTTTCGAGCGAACCGTAAAAAATAATGCAAGCCGAGCAGAGGCCAGGCGGAGGCGTATGGCAGCAACAGGCCTCGACGGTCGCGATAAAGTTCGGACCCTCGTGCAGCACCTTGCCGTCTTTCCACATCCAGCGAACCACAGGCCTACTCCTCGAGTTCGATGAACCCCTTGAACACCGAAACTTGGCCCGGCGTGTTGGCCCGGATCCCCATCCGCGTGCCGCCCTTCACGAACAGCTCGCGGCCTGGCGGGAATACAAAATCGCGGCCCGGGCCCGTCGTCGGCACGGGGAACGTATGCTTGACGATCGCACCGCCGGCATCCGTCGGTTCCGTGCTGCTGAAGCCTTGCCGGGCCGTCGTCTGGACCGTTTCGTCGTCGCTATCGTTCACCTTGACCGGGGTGACGGCGCTCGACGTGCCGGCCGAGGTTTGCGGCAGGACTTCCATTAGAACCGGCAGATCGGCGGCATTGCCAGACACGCCACCGATAAAGATCCGCAAGATTGAAAGCCGTTGATTCGTGGGGGCGACGATTTGAACCAGTGTTTGCGTGACGGTCCCCGTGGTGGCCGTAAACGGCACGATAATTCGCAAGCCAGCCATAACCTAGATCTCCTTATTGGTTGTAATAGTAGTTGTTGTAAAGATGGTCGAGATAGGCGAGATAATCGAACGTATCGCCGGAACCCACATCGCCACCAGGCAGCGCCGAGCCCGAGCCCGTCGCGCATTCGGTGCCTTGAACGATCAGCTCGTTCGTCGGTACGCCGCCCAAGTTGTAAATGATGTATTCTTGCGTGCGGTTCATGTACAGGTCGAGGCCGCTCGTAAATACGCGAGTGACGATCGTTTGCAACGCGAGCGTGAATAGTATCTCGTTAGTTAGATCCTCACCGCCATCATGCACAGTGATGGTCTTGTAATACTTAATGACCTGTCCGTCGGCTATCTGGATATCTTCGAGCATTTCGACATTCGTGCAATTAACCTGCGCGAGCTCGTAATACTTAAAATTCGGATCGATATCGCTGATGATTTCGTAAAACAGCGCCTGGGCAACACCCAGCGCCGCCAGGCGAAACGGGTTCCCAGCGAAATAGGTCCGGTTGCAGGGCTTGCCGTCGAGCCCGACGACGTTGATAACGTCGGCCCCACTACTGCCGGAAGAAATGCCCTCGGAAATCTGGCCGCGAAACCAGCGCGTGCCGGTCGAATCGCCGCCCGACTTGATGAGATACCAGCTCTCATCGACTTGATTTTTATAGGCCGTGACGGCATCGCCCTGATCGATCGTCTTGTACGACCAATTCATCGCCGTGACGACTTCCCCGCTCGCTAGCGGTACTTCCGTGCTTTGGAACGGTAGCAGATCTTCCGACACTTCGGTCGCGAAGATCTCAGGGTGCCCGCCGGCTTGCACGATCTCATACGTCACACCGGAGCCGGAGCGGACTTGCGCGATCAAAACCCAATCGTTCGGCATCCCCGACTGGTGGAATACGTTCGAGGCCGTGGGGATGCCGGTAACTTCGCTGCCGCCATCAAGCGGGCTTAGCGGTGAGCCCGTCAACGAGCCGTTGGCGTCGGCAGAATTCATCCGGGCATTCAGCCGGCCGTGAAATAGCCGGGTTGCCCGGCCCGACGTCATAAAGTAATAGCCCAAACTGTTTTGATCTTGCCAGGCGACGCACAGCTCATTCAGCTTGGCATCCGCGAAGCTCGACCAATTCCGGGCGGTCACCTGGCCCGAGACGCCGATCGTGTTGTCCGGCAATTGAATCAGCCCCGTCTGGCCGGCGGGGATTGATTCAGACAGCACCGAGGCCTGCCAAACCGCATTCTTGGGGATGCTATGTACGTAGACAACGCGATAGGCGGCCGTGAGCGGCGAGCGGCGAAACACGACGCCATCGCCGACCTTGCCCGAAAACGCATAGGTACTACCGGACGGCAGATTTTGCACCGCCACCAGCGTACCCGGGGCGACGCCGCCGGCATCGTCGTGTAGCACTTGGACGGAAAACGCTGGCGTGTCCTTCGTGAAGGCAAACGTAACCTTGCCCTCCATCAGCCCCCGCGTCTCGCCATCCCGCGGCGTGCGGAACAGTATCCAAGTGCCATCGTAAGCATCTTTGTAGACGTGGGCTTTATCGCCGACCGTCATCGCCGACGGGGCCCAATTTGTGGCCGTGACGGGCAAGCCCGTCGGCAGGGTAAGTTCCGTCGTCTGGCCCGCGTCAACACCTTCGACGATCGTGATATGGTAGATCTCGGATCCCAGGCCGCCGCCCGACTTAATCAGGTTCCAGGATCCGTCAAAGCTGTCCTTATACAGCGTGACATAATCCTCGGCGTTCATCCGCTCACTCGACCAATTGCGGGCCAGCGCCGACCCGCCGCCCGGCAGCGGCATCAGAATTTGGTCAAGCGGGGCGACTCCTGGCGAGGGAACGGTCAAATGGTAGATGTCCGTTGTGCCCGGACTGCCGGCTTTGGTGAGGTAATAGATGTTGTCCGACTGGTTCAGCACGCACATGCACCGATCGCCAGGCGACATCGGGGCATTCGTCCAATTGACGGCGCTGACCGCCGGGCCGCCGATCGGCAGGTTGATATTCGTGATGGTCGCCCCGGCCGCTCCGCCCGTGGTGAGCGTCACGGGATAGGCAAAGTTCTCCGCGATCTCGATCGCATAGACCGGCACGTCGCCAACCTTGCCGATCTTGAATCCCATGTAGTGGTGATTCACTTGGAGCGTCGCGTGCGTGATGGCCGTCGATCCGAGATTCTTGGAGAGGATCGCCAGGTAGCACGGGCCATCGCCGGTAAATTGATCCGCGCAGTAAGCGGTTGCCGCGGCGGACGGCTTGGCGAGCTCGCCCACCCACCAGCAAAACCCTTCTTGATAGCTTGGCTGCAAAGCCGTCACGATCCGCATATCGCTGGCCGCCCCGCCCGCGACGCTATACCATTTTTCATCGAACGGACTGTAGAACACCGTCAGCTTGTCATCGACCGCGATCGCGGCCTTGGAACTGTTGGTGACTTCGACGTCCGCGTGATCGGGATTCGTTCCGATCCGCACCGTCCCCTCGGCATCGGGATCGATCGCGTCGATCGCCACGGCGGGCCGCAGCAAACAGCCCTCCATCGACGTAACTTCCCAAACGAACGTGTCCGGGTAGAAAACCGCCCAACCTTCCTCATTCTTCAAGCCAAACGCCCGATTCAATTGGGCGCTAAGCGTGATCTCGTGCTGGCCCGCGGTTACTGGATAGAGTTCGTTGGCCTGGCCGTCCCACAGCAAAAGCTGCGCTTTCGCAGTCAGGCCAGGCAACAACTTCTCCTTGAGCCGAACCCGATGCTGGTTCAGCTTGCCCTCATTGCCGGCGCGAATTGGAATCCGTTCATCTTCCGACATAAGAGCAACCTATTTGAGCCGGCGAGTTTTGCGGATGAAGCTGGCCACAAAGGCGTTGGTTTCGCGGAATTCGTTGATCGTGACGATCGTTCGCTGCTCTTGCACGTCGAGCGTAATCCCGACGACTTGCGGATACCGACCCTCACCGCCGGCCGCCATCGTGGTATTGAAGCTGACCGTTCGCCCCGTAATGCCCGTAATCACGTCGCCGATTTTGATATCAACGTCCAGTCCTTCAAGTTGCAGCGTTCCCGAGCAAGCCGCTTGATCCCAGGTATCTCGCAGATCCAGCGCAAAGGTTTGCAGCGCCGTCCGGCCGTCAACAATGTCCGCCTTAACAGTCCCCGAGAATAGGGCGGGAAAGAACTTACTCAGGGGATGCAGCGCGCGTGCGTGAAAACTCCGGCCTACGTCAAGCGTCGCTTGTTTCACATCGACGTTTACCGAACTGCTAAGCCGTGCCGCCAGATAAGAGATCCGCGTGTCGCTGCGGATGGTAGCGGTAATGCGGACCTTGGCGTTGTTTCCCAAGAAAAACAGATCGACCGGCGGGGTTTCCCCGGTAAAGCTAATGCCGCATTCGTGCTCCAGCAGCTTGCAGCTCCAGTATTCATAAACGTCGAGCGCCTGCCATCCAGCACCGCCAGGTTTCAGCGGGTTGTACCATTCGACGACGCAATGGCCCTCTTTGCCGATTGGCTCTCCATCGATCCCCCGAGTCAGGCAGGGCAAAAACTTTCGCCGAACCGGGGCGACTTCGGGATGCGATTGGCCGTAAGTCAGACGAAACATCGTGGTGAGGTCGACGTTTCCGTTCGAGCTGGGCCGCGGATAGTCGCGAGCTTCGTTCAGAACCCAATCACGCCACACCCGCGCATACTTAGGATCTTGCACCCAGAAAGGTTTGCTCTTGTACAGATCGCCGATCGGCGTTGAATCGAGTTCGGCATCCCAGGCGGGTTTAAGCTCAAAGGTGGCTTCCATTTCGGTAAAACCACCCGTCGCGAGCACCTGATTGACCGCCATGCTGGAATCGTATTGCAATTGCGCCTTGACCAGACCTGAAAGCTCCGGGTCTAGCTTCTGTCCCACCGCCTGAAGTTTGACGGTGCGCTCACGGCCCAGCCCGTGCCGCATGATCTTAATTCGCCGCACCGTCGGCGATTCATACTCGATATAGGCGTAAAACCCATACGGTTCGAGCAATTGCTCCAGGGCCGCCGGTAGGTAAATCCCCGCCCGAAGTTCGTGATTCTTGAGGATTAACTGGCTATCCGGCAAAACCTGCTGGAGTTCGGCAAGGGTCGGATTGAGCACATACTGTTGCGCCGAATTGCAGTCCTTAAATAGATAATCCGCCGCATCCACTAATGACCAGTTCTCACTGGCAGCCTCGGCTGTCGCCAAGTCGCCAAAAATATCAATCGTCAGAACGCCCTGGAAGTTTTGGGCAGCCACGGTTTGCACGCTGCCAAACTGAATGAAAATCGGATCGTCGGAAATCGTCACGTTGCCCGTGCGCTTGTTGCCGAAAATCTTGCCTTTTATTTCAGGGTTAAAAACTACGGCATGGTCGGAGCGCGTAACGACGTGCGAAATCGGATCGTAGACTTTTTGATAGCCCAGCGGTTTTCCAAAGTGGTGTTCCTCCAGTCGACTAACTAGCGTAATCGAGTCGGGAATTCTTACTTCAGAAACCGTGGTTTTCCCCCAATGCAAGGTGCGGGTTTGCCCATCGACTTCGGCAATGATTGAACAGATGGCGCCGCGCAAGTCGATCGGGCCCTCGGGGGTGGTGATCGTCAGCGCGTTAAGGTCCAAATTTTGAACGTAACGCTGCCCCGCTTGAGATCCCAGATCGACCAGAATGATCGCATGGTCAAGCAGTTGTGAATGAGCCGTTTTGGTGATTTCCAGCACGCGGAAAATCGACGGCTCGATATTCGTGATGTTCACGACGGGAACAATACCGTCGCGCGATAGATCCGGCATGTTTAATCGTCCTCAACCGAGAGCTGGCGAAAGAGGAGCGTCCCATCCACCCACCAGCTAGGCACAGCGCCATCAAGCAGGCCGGTAATGTCGGGGAGGGGCCCGCCATCGTCTTGAGGATCCTTATTGAAACCTTCAAACGTGCAATTCTTGTAGGTACGCAACAGACCGCCGTAGGCCCCGGCCCCGATCGCTAGCACGCCATGCTGGCCGACCATCTTATCGAGCGATTTGAGAACGGTGAATAGGGCATCGCTGGTAGCGTGCTTGTCATGCAGTTTGATTTGAATTTGAATCGTGCGGGCCTTGCGCCCCAGCCGCAATTCAGACTCGCCCAGCACGCCGGCATATTCCGCGCTCACCCGCTGCAATGTAGGTGCCACAAACACGGGCGAGCCATGCGTGCCGACGATCGCGATGCTATCGAAGATCACCATTTAATTCAGCCCCCGGGGATCGTCGTGGTAATCAATGCCCACGGGCCGCGAAGTGGTTTGACCGATCCGTCGGCCCCCTTCATCAACGAACATGACTTGCAGGCCGCCAGACAGAACGGCAATCAATTGATCGAGTTGACGATCGCGAGCAGATTGATCGTTTTCACCAGGCCTTGCTGTCGGCGGGGCGACGCCAGGCGGCACCCAGCCAGGCGGCGGCGGGCCGACATCCTCCTCGGTTTCGGGTTCCGTCTTTTGCATGCGCTGGATTGGCCGCGTCCATTTGTTGGGCGCACTGAAATTATGCTCGGGTACTGCCGGGCGCGGCTTAACCGCAGGGAGTTGCGAGCTTCGCTTGTTTTCGTCTTTCGACATTTCCAGGAAGCTATCGACGATCTCGACAAAATGCTTATCATCCTCCGGCATCGTCAGTTTGCGGTACTCCTCAAAGTGCTCACGAAATAGGCCGCCATCCTTGTATTTAGCTTGCGGATGGTACTTCGTTCGCCACTTAGAAAACCGGGCCGAATCCTCAGACGTAAAGGGTTGCGACATGCCCCACCGCAGGACGCGATTTCGCGCATCCGTCATTGCGGCATCTTCCATATCGGAGATTTCATTTTGCGACTTGCCGCTGGCCTGAATCGTGGTTGCTGAGTCCTTCAGGGTTTGAATGATGGCCGAACTTCCGTACACGTCGCCAATCTCTTTAACAAGTTCCGACAGGCTTCCCCGACGGGCGGCGGTTGTGTTTGTGTATTGCATGGCCCCAAGATGGCCCTTCTGCTTGGCGCGAGCGGCAAAAAACTGTTCCTGGGAAGTTTCATGCTTGCCGCCCATAAGCTCCTCATAGTGAGCTTCGTTAGCAGCATCACCGCCAGAACGCAATTCCTTCGCCGCCGCCCGGTAGCGTCGCCAGGCCGCAGAATCCGCTTGGAAAAAGTTCTGCTTGAATTCCTTCATACCGGCCTCGCCGCTCATCATCCCCTGATAGTCGATGCCATAACGATTGGACTTCATTCGAGCTCTGGGATTCTTGGAGTTGATGCCGTTCATCAAGGCATCGAGCTCGACTTGCGTCTCGTTGTCGGCAATCAGCATTTCAAAAGCGCGAGCACCTAACTGCTTGAAGTTTTCCGGGGTGACGTCGGGGTAATCCTTTTTAGTGAGTCCCCGGTTGTGAAGGACGTTGAACGCCGCCGGTAAGTCAGCACCGAATAACTGGGTCGAAGTCGATGACGTGCGGCCAGAGAGATCCGGCTTGCCTTGCGCCATTGTCGCCTGCAACGCCATCGCGTCGGCGCGGTCCCAGCCGTGTTCGCGCTCGAGCGTATTGATCGCCCGCATTTCATACTTAAACAAACCGCCCATTTGCGTAGGGCGATCGAGCGCGAACATCCTGGAAACCATGCCCATACTGGCCTTGTGCGACATCGGCTTACGGCCGGCGTCGAGATCGGTATTCATTAAGTCGAGCAAGCCGCCGCCGACGGCCGCGGCATCTTCGTCATTGAGCCCAATTTGCCCGCGAAACTTCGCTCCAATCTGCGCCGCTTCCATGACCTGCGCCGACGTCATCAAAGCACCCTTGGCCGATGCCATGCCTTGCAGCATTTTCATAAAGCCGGCACCAGCATCGGCCTGGCCGTAATTCGTGATGCCCTGGATAATCCCCTTCTTGGCCTCGGGGGAGCCCATGTATTTCGGGTCTAGTTGCATCTGCGCATTCTTGAACGGCTCTTGCACGGCATCGAGCTTGCTCATCGCCTTTTCGCGAATTTGATCTAGCCGTTCAAACTCGGCGCGAATGCGATTCACGATCTCATAGACCGCAGCGCCGCCGGTCACCATGCCCAGCATCGCCTGCGGATAGGACATCAGCGTTTTAAGGCCTCTGTCCCAGGCTGAATTCGCTTTGCTGGCCCCCTTTTCGCTATCATCGCCCATGCGCCCGCCGGCACGGCCAACAGCTTCCGCCTGTTCAATGATATTTTGCAGGCCGCGAATAACGGGCTCGTGCCGCATTGCGACTTGCAGCGTAACGGTCTGGCCACCACCTGCGGACATAACTTAAAAGCGGAAGGGATCCGCCCCCTGGCTGGACGTGGCGAGAAAGTACCGATCAAAGTGAGTCGGCTCGTGGTCAGGCAGCATCCCGCGCTGCCACATCAAAAAACGCATGTATCGGGGGTGTAAGCTCACTCCGTTTGATTTTTTTTTTCGTCCTCAACCGCCCGAATGAATTTCATTTCGACCGTGGCGGCCACCAGATCGGCCGCACTATCATCGCCAATCAATTGCAGCGCAGTCACAATCTGCGGCGTGAGCTTATAGTTCAGTTGGAGCGCGTAATTGAGGTAATCCCAGTCAGTTTCTAGCGTCCACGGCTCGCCATCCGCCTGTTGCCGGTTGAACACCTTAAAGAGCGTTTCCGCCTTGCCGCAAAACTCGGCAAAATCGCCCTTCGGACGGCGGGAAAATTGCCCTTCATCGTCGATGCCCCAGTAATGGGGCAAAGCGTTCGCAACGGGAATGAGCCATTCCTGCCCATCCTCGAGCGTGACCGGGTTCGAACGGTAGATCTTCGTGCGCTGAATATCCTCCGGGCAGAGCGGATCGTGGTCCTCGGTCCCGAGCCAGAGCGGACTGCCGGGGAGTTGCCGCCATGTTTGGGAACCAGGGTCGAAGCGGCGATCATGCACGGAGTTGAGCTGGCTCCAGAACCCCAGCAAACCCCGCTTGCCGGTCGGGCTTGATTCGGTTTGGACCCAGGCCATCGCGCTATCGGCCGGGCCCCCCAGGGCTTGCAGGCCGTATTTTTCGGCCAGGCTGTTGCCGTGGATCTCGTTTTCGGCAAAGAGTAGATATGACGCCATTTTGACCCTATTTCGCGGTTAATTTGCAACGCAAGCCAGCAGCGGCGGGGCAGGCATTCGCGGCACCGCCCCGCCGCCTCCCAGACTACGGAATCACGGAGTCGAGGATGTTTTCACCGCCGGACGAGTTCGACGGCAGGGTCACCCCGACCGTCGCCAGGTTCAGGGCCCGCCAGAGGCCCGTCTGGACCGCTCCGCCGTAGTCGTTCGTCATGGCGACCGAGAACGTATCGTCGAGGCTGAAGGCCGTCGAGCCGACGAAGATCGACGCATAAGGTCCGCCCGTGTAAAGCTGCGTCATTGCCCCCAGAGAGACGTTGTCGAGGTACAAGGCCCGGGTGTTCGTCAGGGCCGTCGAAAGCCGCAGGCGCAACGTGACGCTGGCTGGCACTGGTTCCGGTAGGCGAAACACGCCGCCCTTCGGAACGTAAGTCGTGCCGAGCGTGGTCAGATCCACCGTGAAGGAGTTGGCGGTGCCCGCCTCATCGTTAATCACAGCGGCTCCGTCCCAGAGATCGACCGTCAGGATGCCGGCCGCAGGCGCGACGCCCATCTTGGCCCAAAAGTTGACCGCGTAAGGCGTGCAGGCCGCCAATCCCGAGATCACTTGGCCGATCGACGAAAGCGTGGCCCCGTCGCCAAGGATCTTAAGCGCCTTGGCGCCCCCGTAAATCACGGATGCCTCTGACAGAATATCGGTGCCCGCAGACCCGACCAGAATGCTCCAGCCGTCCGGGATATTGGCAACCGTGAAGGTTTCCATGTTGCCACCCGACAGCAGATCCGAGGCGCCGCCCGTCGAAATGGCGGTAAAAGCCTTGGAGCAGGCGCTCCCCAGAGGCCAGTTGTCCGCCAGCAAGCTATCGGCCGAGGCCTCGCCAGATGCCAGGGCTTGGGTGGTGGTGGTGAATGTCACGTCGATAATTTCATCGTAGATCGTTTCGATCGTTTTGCCGCGACCATTGAGCTGACTGGTCACCATGCGGCCCGTGCCGCTATTGCTGCCGGCTGTCACCGTGGATCCGACCGCATTGGCGTCGACCGTTTTCCCGTCGACGATCATCAGCCGCGACAATTCCGCCATGCCGTTCGCGATCGTCTTTGACGTGAGCGGGCTTTCGGCGTTGAGCATTTCGATGATCGTGCTCGAGATCGACGAAGCCGTGGAGGTTTGAATCGAATTCAAGCCAGCCTTGGCCGTCGCCAGCGTGTCGGTCGCACCGTTAATGCAGGCCCGCACCGCTGGATCGTTTTCGCCATCGAATGCCGTGATAAACGAGGTCCATTTGCCGGGGAGCGTGGTATATCGAAACGTGTTGACGCCGAGAATCATGCTGATCCCCTTGCCAAGACGATCAAACAGCGTGGTGTAATTAAGAGCCATTTGGCCCTCCCTTCTTTACATGAGCGGGGGAATGATTTGGTTGGCGGTAATCGTGATGCCGTTGGTCGGCCGCACGATGATTTCACAGGAGGCGTCATCGAGCTCGCGAACCGAGATCGAATCGGTTGTATCGTCGCCCGTTTGAGCTTTGATGACGTAGTGTTCGGCGGCGGTATTTGCTACCCGGCCGGCACCATGCACGCCCTTGCGGAAGTAGATATTAAAGGCCGAACCCGCCACAAAGGCCCGACCGAACGGGGTCGCCAGGATCCGCGATTGATAGACGGGATCTTTGGTCACGATCCGAATTTCGGGGACCAGGGAATGAATCGAGCCATTGATCGAATAAACGCAGCCATCGGCCCGGGGCGAACGGTAGTCGATGCCCGTTTTAATCGAAACGCTTTGCACGCCCTTCAGGGCGCCAAACGTCCCGTTCGGATCACCGAGCACAACCGGGCCGAGGAACGCGATGCCGACATAGAGCGGCGAGCTGGTGAGGGTGGTAGCCGTATTGAAGGAAACCGGATCTGTCAGCCCGTCGGTCGATAGCGGCGCGTACATCAGTTTGATGTTGGCACCCCGTTCGTCGTCTTGCTGCGCCGTGATATCGGTGCAGTACAAAAACCCCTTCGTGCTCGTGCCAACCGTGTGCGAATTGGTGTTCGATGCCGCGAAGGATGCTCCATCGACGCGCGCTTGATACTGGAAAACGGCGGCCGACGTCGGCGCTTCGGCGCCCGTGTTGATCGCATAACCGGCTTGCATCGAAACCGTTGGGGTTCCGCCAAACACGCCCGCAAAATCCTTCGTCGAAAAGCTCAGGCGAGGATCGGCGCAGCAATTGACGACTGCTTGCGGATGCAGCGATCCGCCGGGAATTACAACCGACTTTTTGGTAGCCGATTGAAAATCGTAATCGAACAAATCCCGCAGCAGGAGGCCGCCAACATTGGCCGCATACAGCGAATAGCGAAAAAAAGGTGAAGCCATGGCCCGAACCTCCCGAGGAGTTTGAATTGTTGTTGGTTAGAGGACAGTCCGCGGGAACGTGGAACGGCGCGGCGTTCCACCGAGATATTTCGTCGGGCCGTGGTAGGCATTCACCTGCGCAGTTACACGGCGGATAAATCCCAGGCCCATTTGCTGCCGCTCCCAAGGGGTGGTGGCGGTGATTTCCTTGGCGATTTCATCCGGCCCGATGCCACCGTTTTTGCCAGGCGCCAGGGGATGCGGCAAACGCATATTCAGGCGACCGACTAGGGTGCCAGGGTTCGCGTCGCTGCCATAAGCACCCCGGAAAGAAATGTTGTAGTTCGAAATGACGTAACGCGCCATTTGTCCCGAGCGAACAAGATCTTGATCGCGATGCCGGTGCCAATAGTAATACTTCCGTTGGCGGGTCGAATCGCGTCGGGTGGCATAGCCGTATTTGCTATGGGCCCCTAATTCAAAATGGCGGGGAATCACTTGCTGATGATGAATCAGCAGCACGTCGCCCAGAGCATTGCGGGCATAGGTATTCCATCGGCGGCCGTACTTGACGAGGCTATAGAGGCCATCGGATAGACCGACGTCCATCGAAATACCCGCCAGGAATTGCCGCTTAAAATCCCGTGGCATCCCGCCATCCCCCTTAGCCTACGAAGGTCACAAGGATCCCGACCGCATAGAACAATTCCCCGCCTTCCTCTTGCGGGATCGATTCACCAGGCCCCGCCACAACCGACCATTCTTCGATATTGAAATGGGTTGAGGCCGGAGATTCGCCGTTGGTAAACACGTCCTCGCCCGTGAGCTTGTCAGTATCCTGCCGGGCTTCTAGCTCTTGCATAATCAGCCCGATCAGATCCTCGAAATGGGCGAGTTGCAGGTTCCGATCGTCGGCAATTTCGGCCGACGGCAGGAATTCAAAGTACATGAGCAGCGCGCCGTTCGAGCCGCCGAAGGCCGTCCCGTACTTGCGCCGCGTGAAGTTCGGCACATGGTTAATGATGCAGCGCGGCATTGGCTCGGTGAGGACACGCACGGGATTGCCGGCGGTATCCAAAATCGGCACAGCAAACTCATCGACGGCATCCTGTAATTCGTCGTTTGCATAGGGCGAAAGGATATGCGTCATCGCCTCGGTCGAATCAGCCGCCCCGACTACCGTCCGAAACGTCGCTGACGCGGCCACCAGCTCCATCAGGCGGATTCGCGGCAAGGCCAGGTCGGTAATGACGATCGGGGTTGGCATGGCAACTAGCTGCGGTTTTGTTGCGTCGGTTTAAGAATCGAGTGTTGCGTGCGATCGGGGTCAATCGCCACGATACGCCAGGCGTACATCGTGCCGTCGGCCCCGACGTCATCCGCTTCCTTGCGGATCGTCGAAAACCATTCGCCGTCGAGATACCAGAGATCTTTGCGGGTCACCACAATCGATTTCAGGAGCTCGATTCGGGCCGTCCGTCGCTCGCGATCGCCATGGCCATCGCGGGTAACGGCACCATCGCCCGTCACTTCGTTGGTGCCAAGCAGGCCGGACTTGTCGATCAGTACACCCGTGCGAGTTTGCGGATTCGTCTTGACTCCCAGGGGGTAATGAAGAATTTCATCCCCCTGAAGCTGCCGGTGCAGGTGAGCACCGACCGAACCGAAAATTGATTGCATGAATGACATGATCGACAAGTCCCGCGCCCTATTCTTGGCTTTCAACCAGCAGCCGCGAGGCTTACGAAGCCGCCCCGGTCAACAGATGGCCCAGCTCCGGGTAGAGGAGCTTTTCATCCGTTTGGTGGCGCACGCGGATAATGCGCGCCCTGGTCCTGGGTTCATCGTATTCTTCGAAGTGGCCGCCGATTTCGCTGCCGTCGCCCGCCCAGTGGAACGTGCGGGCCAAGCTCGGGATACGGACATCCTCGGATCCGTCGAGGTGACAGACCATGGCATAGTCCTTATCCCAAATGCCGGCGAGGGTGGCCGCTTGGCCAGCATCCGCCGTGCTCTTGGTTCCGCCCGCGATCAGGACGTTCGGCAAGTCGAAAATCTGCGACAGAGTCGACTTGTCGATACCCTTGCTGGTCGGGTTGAAATTGGGGTTCGACGCGATCAGATTCGAAATCTGGTCGCACTTCCGCAGATGCCGATAGAGCACCCGCGAAATAATGAGGGTGTTCGGCCACATGCCGGAATTATCGTACACCTTCATCACGGCCGCATCGACGTCGTCGATCGGGATGGCCGAACTATACTGGGTCCAGTCGGTCGAAATCGCCGTCGTCAACGCGGCACCCGCAAACGTCGTCGTGTTGAAGATCAGCGAGGAAACCCGCTTCTCGTGATTCCGCAGCACGGCATCGAAAGCGCGACGGCTGGAGAGCTCATCGGCGCGAATCCAAGACCCGTACATGCGGGCCTCATTCTCATCGACCGGCTCCTCATAACCATTTTCCTTGGTCTGATAGGTGCCAGTCGTGAAGGTGAATTTCCCCCGCGCGTAACCGGATCCCGGCGAGCGCTGGGTGTCGGGGCTTTGGAGCAACTGCTCGATCGGAACGATCGGGAAGGTGCCGCCGAATTCCGCGACGTCGGTCTGCGGAGCCGCCTGGAGGCCGATAAAGCCTCGGCGATCCATTTCCAGGGAAAACTCCTCATAGCCGGCGGCCAGATCAGGCCGCAGATTATAAAGATCAGTCGATGGCGTGGGCATTGCGATATCCTCTCGTAATTTGGCAGCCGGCCAGGGCCGGAGTTATGCCGTTTGCAATTGAGTTGTCAAAAACGCAGCAGGGCGGTGTGCGTTGCTCTTACGTGCCGAAGGCGGACCAGCAAATGATGCCGGTCAGGTCGGTCGACGCGATGCCGGTGCAGTCGCCGGAGGCGGTCGGCTTCCAAGCGTAAATGTCCAAATTGCCATCCGAGCCGGTGAAATTCACCGACAGGAGGGCCGTGCTGACGCCCGGGGCCGCCGTCGACTTGCGGGTGACCGTTGCCCCGACGATCGTCGCCAAGCCGGTCGGAACCGTCGTCGGGTTCGAACCGTCGAGCGTGACCACACCAGCCGCGAGCTTGTAAATCGTGCCCGCCGCGTCGGTGATGGTCGCACCAGAAATCGGGCGATTGCCCGGAAGAACTTCGATGATCGAGTTATTTCCGGTGGCCGCCGAAAGGGCATAGCCAATGAAAACATTCGAAACGGTCGAAGAAATCTTGCCCGAGGCCGCGGCATACACCGCAGCGTTGAGTGTGATGGAACCGGCGGCCACCATCATCATCGTGCCCTGGCTGTTGCGCAGGGTCACCGCGATCGGATCGTTCGCTTTGTAAGCGGCCTGTTTCGCAACCCCGATCTCGCGATCGGTGATGCCGGCCACGTCGACCAAGCCGGCCGAGAGCTTGACCCGCAGGTTGGCGCCAATCGCGCCGACGGCGAGAAAGCCCCGTTCCTTCGAGTCAACTTGTTGAGCACTGGCTACCATGATAAAAACCCCCTAATTACGCTGTAATTTCGCTCGTTTATGGCAGTTTCCTGCCCCAAAAAACGCTGTTTGCGGTGGGCAGGAAACTAACGGCTGTTGCGGGGTCCGACCGCCAACTTGGCCTTGTTTTCGGCGTTGAAAGCGTCGACATAGGCCGCCCGCAACGTCGGATGCTTCTTGTCGATGTCGGCTTTCGCTTGCTCGCGCGACATGCCGGCCTTGAGCCGCGAATCGAATTCCGCGTTCCACTTGTCGACCGCGTTCAACCCGCCGCTTTCCTCGCTCGACGTGCCGACACCAGCGCCCAGGGCATCGACGCCCGGACGTTCGGCCGGCTTGTTGGCTTCGAGCTTGGTCTTGAGCGTGGCGTTCTCGTTGGCCATGTGCGCCATCCAGGCCGTTTGAGCGCTGGCCAGGGTTGCGCCGGCTTCAATCTGCGCGACAAGGAAATTCGCATCAGCACCGAAGCAACCGGCCTTCAATTCGGCGAGGGTGGCGGCTTTCGGGCCAAGATCGGCAGCCGGAGCAGCAGCCACGGCAGCAGGAATAGCGGCCGAAGCGGCAGCTACGGGGGCCGGCGCCGGGGCGCCAGCGGCATTCTGAGTAGTCATCAAAGCATCCTCCGTTAAAGTTTCATCGGGACGCCCCGATGTGGTTTCACTCTTGGGTTTTTCGACTTCTTCGTCGATTTCCTCGGGATCCTGCTCGCAAGGATCTTCTTCTTCGTCCTCGGGAGCGGCATCGGCGGTTTCGGTCGGCAGCGCGGCGTCGAACATGGTGGCGGCGTCGGACGCGAGAGAGGCCGACACGGCACTACGGGCCGGCTTGGCTTTGGCCAGATTGGCGATCGTCAGATCGCGCGTTTGGATGCCGTCGATCAGGCCCATGGTCAGGGCTTCGCTGGCCCGGAACACGCGACCGTCGGCCCAGCTTTCGACCCGCTTCAGGGCCGCGCCGCGGCCAGCAGCCACGTCGGCGTTGAAAATGGATTGATTGCCGTCGACTAGCTTCTGTAGATAGGCGAGCTGTTCGTCGGTAATCTCGGTTCCTTGAACGCCCGTGCCCTTGAACTGGCCCGTGGAGATCACGCGGACCTTAAAACCTTCGTTTTCGTAGTATTTCGAGCTATCGAGATACACGCCGAGGGTGCCAATTGAGCCAATCAAGGCCCCTTCGTTCGAATAAACCTTGCGGCATTGCGACGCGACCCAATAGGCGGCCGAGGCCCCCAAATCTTCGATATAGGCGTCAATTGGCTTGATTTTGCCGAATTCCCGCACGTCCATCGCCAGATCGTGCGTGCCGGCAACCGTGCCGCCCGGCGAATCGATCAGCAACAGGCAGTTTTTGACCGATTCATCCCTGGCCGCGAGGCGGAGCAACCGCCGCACCGATACCGTGCTCGTTCCTCCGTAGCTCGAGCACTGTTTCATCAGCGTGCCGGTGAGCGAAACGATCAGCGTGCCGGTCGACGTCGTTTGACAACTGTCTTGGGAATTGGGCCGGCGATAGCCGTCGTCATAAGCCTTGAGTTCGGATTCGTGCTCTTGCAGATGCCGCCGCACGTCCATGCTGGTGAGGCGTTCGCGCATCATCATCAGGCGATTGGATTCCATCGCCCAAGCCCCAAAGTATTCGTCAAAGCGGGCCGGCGTGAGGTTAGCCCGAAATTCTTCGATTGCGCTGCTCATGCTGCCCCCGCATCGGATGTAGGTTTCGACGCCGCGTCGTTTTCCGGTGCATCGGACTCGACGGCCAAATTGAATTTCAGGCTGCCGGGCTTCGGTAGCGGCATGATTTCCCGCCAATCAACCCGCTCGCCCGTTCGCTCAAAGAGGGCTTTCGATGCCGCGATCGCGATCTCCATCGCCATGACGTTGTCTTTGGCGATCTCATCGCAGACGTCGGCCCAGTCGCGACCGGCCTCGGCGTGAATCCGCCGCGGCGAGCTCAGGCCGTTCGACAAGATCATCAAATCCGCGCCGGCATCCTTGAGCGGATCCAGATAAGGCCAGGCAGGCGCGTGCCACAGATGGTTGAACAGCTTGATATCGCCCCGTGTGCGAAACTGCTCCATCGTCGGATCGTCATAGCACCACTGGCGAACTTTCCAGAGGTAGCACGGCGTATGGAATTTCTCGCGCATCCGCCGCTGTTTTTGTCGGAATCCGAACTTCGCTTGTTCAAAATTGCCGCGCAGCGAGGAGAAGTTAGCTTTGGTCGGATCCAGCAGCACCATATTGAGCGGTGCGCCGACGTTGGCCCCCACAATCGAGAGAACGAGGTTCATTACCCGCTCAGTGTCGGGCGAGGCGACGCCAGGCGAGAATCCTTGGATCGTTTCATCTTGCCCCGCCACCAATTGCATACCCGGGTAGATTTCCTCGGATTGCATCGTCGACCCGTCGGCATTCGTGCGCGTCGTGACGGGCCCCGTGGCCGCCACGCTGCCATCGCCGGCATAGAGAGCACCGCGTTGGCGAATGAACGCGATGCAATTGGCAATCTGACTGCGGATGAGCGCCGCGAAAAGCAGATCGCCGCCGATCCCGAGCATGTCGAAGATTGGCGCCAGAGCCGTAATCCCGCGCGTTTGGCTAGAACGCTTCCGCGTCAGGATATGGAAAACGGTTCGCATCCCCTCTTTATCGTAGGCGGGGTATTTCACAATGTCGCCGACTTTGTCGAGCGGCATCCAGGGGTCGATATCGTTCGGCGTGAACCAGTATTCTTGGCGCTCGCGGTGCGGGCCCAGCTTCACGCCGCAGATGACTTGCTTGACCGTGTTTCCTGGCGTCCGGCAGCGATGGGCTTCGACGCTTTCCAGCGAGCCATCCCGGCAGGGAAGTTCGAAGCAATCGCCGTCGATATCCATCGCCAGCGAAATCAGCTTTTCCTTCTCCTGGAAAGTCGACTCGCGCGCCTTATCGCACAGCAATGGGTTCTCTGCCCATTCGTACCAGCGATCGCGAAGCTCTTGATCTAGCCCTTTATCCTTAGTGTCAGGATCCAGGGTGAAGCCGTCTTGCACGACGTTATCGCTTACCCGCTCGAGCAATTGGCCGGCGATCGGATCGTTGCGATGGGTATCGCGGGCCAGCTCGATTAGCTTGAGGTAATCGACTTGCGATCGGTAATGCCAATCGGCCGACCGCCCCGTCCCCGTGACACCTGGCCGACGACGACGGAGCCGCGACTCGCGGGCGGCGTCGTATTCCGTCCGCAGACCTTCGTAGGCCCCGGACAGCGTTTGCTCTTTGGGCAATCGTGGCGGCATAAGGGGCTACTGCCGAAAGTTTTCGAGCGAGAAGTAGCGGGCTCCGCCATTGGCATATTGATTCGCCGCCTGCAAAAACCGCTGCGCGTCTTGACGTGCCATGCGGAGCTCGGAAGGCGTGAAACTCAACTCGAATCGCGCCGACTGACGCGACATCGTTGGCAAGAGCCCGATGAGCCTGGTACACGCCGTGATAAATGCCGCGGCTTTCGTGGCGTCATTGTCCTCGCGATAACTCGCGTTGACGTTGTAAGCCTCGTAAGCGTCGAGAGCAGCCGTCGCCATTTGTTCCGGCGTGAAGGTCATGCCGGCATCATGCGAATGGAAAACGCAGGCGGTCAATCTGATAGGGGCCCGCAGTAATGCGGTTCTAAGATATGACCGCCTGCGCGCTCGCCTAAGCTACTGAAACGTCCATCGGCTTGACGTATTGCAGATAGATTTGATCCAGAAGGAACCGCACCGCATCCCCTTGGCTGCCGGCTCGACTGGCCCGGAACTTCGAAGTTCGCGGGCTACCCGGACCAATTGCTTGAACCGATTGCAAGCCGTCCATCAGGTAGCGCAGCGCTCGATATTGATTGTTGTCGATCGATACGTCAATCGAAGCTCGTTTCTTGGATTGATAGTCGCCACCGATCAGCTTCTCGATCACGGGAACCTCGAGCGTCAGCATTTGCACGCCAGGCATCGGCAGATTGTCCTTCCGCCACATCGCGACGGTATCCATTTGCCCGGCCGGACAACCTTGATCCAGCCAGCTAATCACTTCCGCCTCGGGGACGTAAAAGAATGCCGCGATCGATCGCACCCGCGACGGATCGTGCCTTGGCTTCTCCTCAATCGCTTCGGCCGTCTCACCCACTTCGGCGGGCATTGGCTCCGGTTTGCTGACCGTTTCGGTCGCCGGATTGACGACCGGATCGCTCGGCAGGTCGGCGTTTTTTTCCAGCAGCGCCCGCTGCTCCGGGGTGACCGGCTTCAATTGATCTTTGGGTTTTGCCATCGAAATACTCCCTTTACGAAATTCCCTAGCGTTGTGAAGCAAGATAGGCCCGACCGTCGGGCGAGCTGTAAGAACGGCGCGGTGCCGATGAAATGACGGGCTCCCCAGAGTTGGCTCGCGGGGGTGGCCCCTTGCCTCCGGTTGCAATGAGCATAGCGATGCCGCTATAGCGTTTCGTATCCCGGTAATCGTTGGGATGCGACATCGTGATACGCTGCCAAACGTAGTGCTCTCGATTCTTCTTATCGACGGTGAGCACATGCCGCTCGTTGACAAGTTGCCGAAACCAATCTTCGTGATCGTCCGGCATCCCATGAAACACGCTGATACTGCCGGCCGCTCCGGGTTGCGTGTTCGAAATCTCGAAATCCAGCTTCTCATTCGTCCAGTCGGGATCAACCCAGATGAGCGGCATTCCGGGCATAATCGTATCCTTGCCCGTTGTCCCCTTTTGATAAGGCGCTAATAACGGCTTATTCGGCCCCTTGCACGGCAGGACACGTATCGGCGGGTTCGCCGATAGACAGCGAATCACAGCCAGGTAAACATCCTTCGGCAGAAACCCCGAATCGATCAGGGTGTAAGAAGGCATGACAGAATCGCCGCCGTCCTCATGCTCATACCGCCGTTGGACAATGTCCTTTAAGATCACTTCCAAGTCGGTTTCCCGACCATAGTCGAGCGTGTGCGATCGATCGGGCCCAAACGCATCGACACTGTACTTGTAATGATCGACTTGCCTATCCACGCCGATGCAGACCATCGAGGCCCAGGCCGGCACCACGAACCGCGGCACCGGCACGATCATCCTGGCCGCCAGATCCGACCAGTTAAGTTCCTCCTCGCGATCGACCCACGTTTCGGCCAGCCATTGATTGACGAAGTTCTGAAGCTCCGTCGGATACTTGTAGGCTTCGACGAACTTCGCCGCCACTTCTCCCCAGGTCACGCGCGACGCATTGAGCGATGACAGATGAAACCCGGCCGCCCGCCCGTCGCGATCAGGCTCTCCCAGTAAATAAGGGTGTTCCCAGAACTTGCCGGGCCGCACGAGCGAGAACTTGCCGGCTTTCAATAATTCGAGCCGCCGCTTAGCACACCGCCAAGCCAGATCGTGATCGATGCCGCAGCCCGCCGGCACCCACACACCCATCCGCAGCGCTTCGTTGCGATGGTGGTCTAAGATCTTCTCTTGGCAATGCTCGCATTCGTAATAGGCAGTCTTGGCCGCCAGGTCACGATCTTCCTCGCCATTGGGCAGCTTCTCCCAATGGACGTGTTCGAACTTCCAATTCTGGTATGCCTTGCAATGCGGGCATGGCACGTAATAGCGTGACTGGCTCGACATCGCCATCCGCCGGCCGATCCGCGACGTCTTGGCTTTCGATGGCGTCGATTCCAGGATGAACTTGGAATTCGGGAAGTTTTTTCCGCGATCCAGGAATAGCGAGAGCGGTTCGGCTTCGCTGCTGGTGGATGGCCGCTCCCACTTGTCGATCTCTGCCCCGTGCCCGACCTTGGCATTCTTATCGCCCAGCGTGCTCGGCGATCGCGACCAGGCGATATGAATCGAACAATGGTCAAGCTCGATCGCCGTTTTGTTACGCTTGTCGACCCGCCCGAGCTGCTTGGCCAGCGTCCGGTTGCGCTCGAACATCTTATACATGCGGGTGGTGATATCGTGCGCCAGTTTCTCGACCGGCGTCGCGAGCATCATCGGGCAAGGTTCCTCGGAGGCCGTATGCCCCAGGCACGTCGAGCCGAAGAAGGTTTTCCCGAGCCGCGTGCCGAACTGAAGATCGATTTCCCGAATCTCGGGATCGTCATAGGCATCGCAGGGCCCGCCCGGGGCGCCCAGGTGAGGATAGCCGCCATGGTTATAGGGCTCGCCAATCTCATTGAATCCGTAGCGGATGCACCAATCGAGCAACCGCTTTCGACGAGCCGGCCGGAGCTGGCGCGCAACATCGGCGAATAAAGAATCCGCAGCCACCATTTGCTCTACCAAACAGCCTATTCGGCGATCGTCGCCGGTTCGTCGAGAAGGTCACCCGATTCGTCGGGCAATTCCTCGCCGTCATCCGCTTCGTCAGCCTCGCGACTTGCGAGAATGTTGGCGGCCTCCGCTATCACTAAGTCATCAACGCTTTCCTCGGACACGACGGACAGACTGACTTCCATCAGCACGCGCCGCAAGAATTCGTCGAGCACCCGCTTGTTAGAAACCCGCGTTTCAGCCGGGAATTCCGTCTCCATTTCGTCCGAACACGCGAGCAACCGCTCCTTGATCCGCACGTAGATCGCGGCTACCTGGCGTTGAACCAGGGCCCGCTCAACCATTTCGCCATGCTTTTCCCGTAACTGAAACAGCCGAAGCTGAGTTTCGGTTTGAGTTTTCTTGATCGCCTCGCGCGTTTGCAACTCGAGGAGCTGCCCCCGCTTCATTTGCCCTTCGTCGACTTCCGGCGCCGGCGCCGGACCACCGAAGCGATTAGCAAACGTCGCCCGCGTCAGCTTGATATTAGCGTCCCGCCAAGCAATCACTTCCGACACTGGACCCGCAGGGCAGCCGCGATCAAACCACTCCCTAACCGTCCGGCGATTTACGCCAAGCTCGTTTCCAATGGCTTGCGCCGTCATGTACTCGATCGTCGTCGGCACCGGTTTCGGGGCCGGCTTAGAAACGGGCCGCGGTTTTTTCGGGGCCGCCTTCTTTCGGGCCGCTGGATCCTTCCGACGGTGTCCCAATCGTTCTACTCCCCTGCGCCGAATCCGCCATGGACTGCCCCAATACTAACCGCTCGCGCGCATACGAAACAACGCAATGCGTGTACAGTACAGACCTTGCAACCTATTCGGAAAGTATCAAAAGCATTCCTTTGAATTTACAGGGCCCGCTAAAACCCCTTCCCGAGCCTTCCAACTGGCGACGGGGGGTGGTGGTGATGTTGCACAAAATAAGAATTTTCGCACCACTTCACTACGGGGGCCAGACC